CCACCGACCCCCATTGATCTTTCTAACCGACAAAACACCTCAATCGGGCACGATCCTTTTGAATCAGATTGAAAATGCCTGAATCAGACCAGATCGCTTTAAATCAGGCTCAATCGAGAATAGGAGGTGTGCCAACTCCACGTATTCACTCCAAACTCAATGATTTGCCGTCTAAAGGGCACGAAATGATCGACTTTGCAGCTGAAGTCGGTATCCCACTTATGGAATGGCAGAAGTTTGTTGCAATTCATGGGCACAAGATCAAGCCAGATGGTCGATGGCATCATTCTGAGAATGGTCTTGTCATCGCTCGGCAAAATGGTAAATCAACTTTTATGATGCTTCGCATGCTGACGGGTGCTTACGTTTGGGGCGAAGGCTTACAGCTTGCATCTGCTCACAGACTTACGACATCGCTAGAAACCTTTCGACAGATAATTGCGCTAGTAGAAGAAAATGACAAACTTGCATCAGAGGTCAAAAAGATTCGTTGGCAACATGGTGCAGAAGAATTAGAACTTAAAGGCAATCGACGTATTGTTATTAAAGCAAGTAACAATGCATCGAGAGGCATTTCGAAACCCGAAAGCATACATATGGATGAGTTGCGCGAATACAAAGATCAAGATGCGTGGTCAAGCATGCGTTACACAATGATAAGTGCCAAAAATCCGCAAACTTGGATTTATTCGAATGCGGGAGATCAGCATTCTGTAGTTTTAAATGGTTTACGATCTAGAGCCTTAGCAGCTGCTGGAGGTGCAAATGATGATATTGGTTGGTTTGAATGGAGTGCTGAACCAAACACTCCTATTACCCTTCCGTCGGGTGAGCCGAACTGGGAAGCGTTCGCTCAAGCCAATCCATCTTTAGGAATAACTATTCATGAGGATAACTTGCGATCGGTAATAAATGATCCGCCAGATATTGTGCGAACTGAAGTTTTATGCCAATGGGTAGATACGATCAATTCAGTCGTTGATGCACAGAAGTGGCAATCATGTGCGATTGACCCAATTCCATTAGATCCAGAAAAAACAATGTGGATGGGATTAGATTTAAGTCCAGATCGCAAATTTGGAGCATTAGTTGCTGCTCAAAGATTGCCAGGAGAAAGATTCTACGTGCAACTTCTGCATACCTGGGCAAATGACTTTTCATTGAATGATTTAGCAATTGCCAACGATGTTGCGCCCTATTATCGCAAATATCAGGTGGAAACGATTGCTTACAGCAAACGGACAGCTGCTGCAGTTGCCAGCCGTTTACAGCAAGCAGGAATTCCCACGACTGACATGGATGGGGCGATTTACAGCGAATCATGCGACAGATGGCTTGGAGCCATCAACAGCCATCGTTTACAGCATGGAGATCAAGAAGAATTAACTCAACAAGTTTTATCAGCTGCAAGATTACCTTTTGGCGATGGTGCTTGGATTATTGGTAGAAGGGCATCAAGGGTTGCAGTTTGTGCAGCCGTTGCCACAGCTCTTGTTTCATACTTTGCGACACAAGTCGAAACCGAGGTTGATATACAAATCGGATAAGTCGGACATAAGGTATAATTTACGCCAATGGGACTATTCGATCGTTTTACGACAAAACAAGCAACTGATCCGCTGGATGTATTAGCGGCACTTGCACCTTACAATTCCCAACAATTAGTTGGCGGAATTTTGTTTGGCAGTACAACTGCAACACGCGAACAGTACATGGCGATCCCATCTGGAGCACGCGCCAGAAATATAATCTGCTCAACAGTTGGCTCATTACCAATCGAGCAATATAACCATTTTACAAATGAGCATATTCGTCCAAATCGTGTAATTATGCAACCAGATCCACGTGTTGCTGGTTCAGCAATTTATGCATGGATCGCAGAGGATCTTTTACTTTACGGCGTTGCTTATGGCATGGTTATGGATTCTTATTCTTCAACAGATGCTTCACGAATTCGTGCTTGGACAAGAATTGCACCTAGCAGAGTATTTGCATCTTTAAATGCTGATTCTACAGAAATTGAATACTACACAGTCGATCAAAAGCGTGTACCTCCGTTTGGTTTGGGCAGTTTAATTGTATTCAACGGATTAGATGAGGGAATACTAAATCGAGCAGGTCGCACAATTAAAGCAGCTGCCGCACTTGAGCAAGCTGCAGAAATGTACGCGAAAGAGCCTATGCCACAAATGGTTTTAAAATCAAATGGCACAAACTTAACTCCAGAGCGTATTTCAAAATTACTTTCATCCTGGACACAAAGTCGTCAAACAAGATCGACTGCATTCTTAAATGCTGATGTTGAATTACAAGCACTTGGATTTGATCCTGATAAATTACAGTTAAATCAGGCCAGACAGTACCTCGCTTTAGAAATTGCCAGGGCTTCAGGAATTCCGGCCAGTTTCGTATCTGCAGAAACTACATCAATGACATATTCAAATATGACTGCAGAGCGCAAAGCACTTATTGATTTCTCGCTTCGTCCAATTCTTACTGCGATTGAGCAACGTCTAAGCCAAGCAGATTTCTGCCCTAATGGAATTGAAACACGATTTGATATTGATGATTTCCTACGTGGATCAGCATTAGAGCGTGCACAAGTTTACGAGATCCTAAACCGCATCGGTGCGATGAGCATTGAGCAAATACAAGAAGAGGAGGATTTAATCCGATGAAGATTAATTTCCCAATAGAAATAACAGCTGCTGATACAAACAAGCGGACTATCTCTGGAAAGATCGTTACTTGGGATGAGCAAGGTTCAACAAGCGCAGGATTAACAGTTTTTGAAAAAGACAGCATCGATTTCTCAAAGCCAGTAAAATTATTACTTGAGCACGAAAGAACAAAGCCACTAGGAAAATTGATTGATATTAATGCAACAGATACAGGCTTGGAAGCAACCTTTCGTCTGGCCAAAACATTTTCTGCAGATGACGCATTGGAAGAAGCTGCAACTGGATTACGTGACGGATTTAGTGTGGGCGTAAAAATTAACGAATGGAAAAATGAAGAAGGCGTGTTAAGAATCAAGGCAAGCACACTTCAAGAAGTTTCACTTGTAACAGAGCCAGCAATCGATTCAGCACGCGTTCAAGAAGTTGCTGCAAGCGAAACACCAGAGAATTCCGAAGCAACCGCTACGGATGAACAACCACAGGAGGAAAAAGTGTCTGAGATTATTTCAGAAGCCCCTATCGCATCCGAAGCGGTAGAAGCGGCACAAACCACTCCCGTAGTAACAGCAAACTACGTTGCTTACACAAAGCCACGTGTTGACACAAATGTTACTGCAGGACAATATCTAAACGCACAGGTTCGCGCTATTCAAGGCGATTCAGATGCACGCGACCTAGTTGCTGCATTACAAATTGCAACAGTAGCTGAGAACACAGGTTCAGTACCACCTAACTACCTACGCGATGCAATTGGAATCATTGATGCATCACGTCCATTTATCGATTCAATCGAGCGTGCTCCTCTCCCTGCAACTGGAATGAAGATCTTCACTCCTGTGCTCGGAAATCAAGCAATCGTAGGTTTAACTGCTGAGGGTGCAGAGTTTGCATCTCAAGATACAGCTGTTACATACCAAGAGGACACAGTAGTTAAATTTGCTGGTGCCAACATTGTAAACGTAGAATTGTTCGATCGTTCTGCAATCGATGGCGGATCATTTGCTGATTTATTAGTTCGTGAGTTAGCAGCATCATACGCACAAAAGACAGATGCTTATGCATTAGGTCTTGCACGTGATGCAGCAGTAACTTCAACTGGAGCATCAATTTATGCAGCAATTGCTGATGGTATTGCTGATTCATACGAGGTAACTCGCTCAACTCCAAACCGCCTACTTGTTGCTCCAACAGCAGCTGGAACAGTCAGCTTCACAGGTTTGCTTTCAGCAGTAGATGGTGCTAACCGCCCACTATTCGCAGCAGCACTTCCACAAAACGCTGGCGGATTAGTAACACAAGGTTCAACTCAAGGAACAGTCGCAGGACTTTCACTTGTAGTAGATCCAAATTACACAGGCGATAAGTTTGCATTGGTTTACCCAGGAAATGCAATGCGTTTCCATGAGTCACCAAGAATCGAACTACGTGCCAACATTGTTGCAAATGGCCGTATTGAGATCGGTGTTTATGGTTATGTTGCAGTAGTTAACCGCTACCCAACTGCATTCCGTAAGTTAACAGTAGCCTAAATCAAATAGTGCCAGGGGTTGCTCCCGATCTCTGGCATCTTTGTAATGGGAGTTAAGGAGAAGACATGCCTAGCATTATTACAGCAAGTGAGTTGCGAGCAGTGCTTGGTGTGTCTTCTGCCTTATACAATGATAGTTATTTAAATGAAATAATCGATACCGCAGAAGGCGTGATCCTTCCAATGTTGGTTTCTTTCAAGAGCCCTATTCAAGAGGCTGAATTAGAATCAAATGTAGCAACCTTCACTACTTTAGGCATTCATGAATTTACTGAAGGTCAATCGGTAGTCATCGCAGGATGTGGAGCACCTTATAATGGAACACGCACAATCCTTGCAGATAATCTTGGACAATATACATTTTCATGCGCCATTACAAACGCAAATGTGGCGAGCGCAAATATCATCCCATCAGGAACTGCAACCCTTACAGCTGCTGCAACTTATGTTGGCAACCAACCAGTACGCTCAGCTACCTTCGCAGTATCTTTAGAAGTTTTCCAATCTCGCCTTGCAGGAGGAGGTCAGATTGAAGGCGTAGATTTCACAGCAACACCATTTAGAATGGGCAGATCATTATTTAATCGATGCGTTGGCTTATTAGGGCCTTTTATCGATGTTGAAAGCATGGCTCAATAATGCCAAATCAGACAATCCTTGAACAAGTCCGAACACCTTTAGCAACAGCTTTATCTAGCGTTGCAGGGAACGTTTACAGTTTTGTTCCAGAATCTGTAATTCCTCCAGCTGTGGTTTGCGTTCCAGACAGCCCATATCTTGAATTTGAAACAATAAGCAAATCAAACATCCGCGCTAAAATTAACATGACAATCACAGTTGCAGTTGCATACAATAGCAATCCTGCATCCCTCGACAATATCGAGCAGCTAATCATAAGTGTTCTGGCAGTCATTCCAAATGGATACATTGTCAGTTCGGTCGAAAGACCAACAGTAACAACAGTTGGAGCATCAACGCTGCTAATTGCAGATGTTCGAGTTTCTACCTACTACACAAGAACAATATAAGGAGT